CCATCTTCTGACGGTACAAATTGGTTTTTATGGAACGAAGACACCCTATCTTGGGATGAGTATAGCTAAGGCTAATGGTGAGCTAGATGGCGAATCAGTCGCAACCGCCAAGCCCAACTGGATCTTTATGGACCGATTGGGCTATACGGCTCAACACATACCTGAACCGCGTCAGGACTCTTTTACAGCACAAGTCTGGAGATGAGTCGGCGGAGACAGAAGGTGTCTTGCTGTATGACCCAGAGTTAGATCATGTTGTCGTCTCAAGCAATGGTGCGTTTGAGCCTTTAGCCTGGGGACATAACAGCTATGGTTCTTTTTACAGCACTGCCACTCATTCAGCAGGATCGACAAATACCGCAACAGCTATCACATGGGAAAACACTGCGCTCAGTAACGATGTAGCAATAGACGGTGTTGTGACAAGTCGCATCAACTTCACCTACGCTGGGACGTATCAGATCGACTTCTCATGCGAGTTGCAGTCTGGTAACTCAAGCAGTAAGACGGTGTACATCTGGCCTCGCGTCAACGGGACTGATGTTACATTCTCAACAATTGTCCACACAGTCGCAAACGCTGGTGAGTCCAAAACAGTCAGCAGATCTGGTATATTTGAGCTTAGTGCAGGCGATTACATTGAAGCATATTACGCGGTAACAGATACAAATCTCACTATTGATGGTTCAGCCGCAACAGCATTCTCCCCTGCTTCACCATCCGCAACTATCATGATTACGGAGTTGAGATAAATGCCATTAGTACCACTCGAAATACAACCAGGTGTTTATCGCAACGGCACTGAGTATCAGGCAAAGGGCAGGTGGTATGACACTAACCTTGTCCGCTGGAGAGAAGGTAAGTTAGAGCCGATTGGTGGGTGGACTAAATACTCAGACACTCAACTTACTGGTATATGCCGAGGCATCCTCACATGGCGAGCTAACGATGCAACTCGTTGGTTAGCACTCGGCACAGAGACTAATCTGTACTCTGCACAAGGCGGAACGCTGTACGACATCACTCCAGCTAACTTCACTGACGGGAAGGCGAGTTCAGTCCCTGGTTACGGTTATGGCGCAGGAGCGTATGGTGATGCGAACTACGGTGACGCTCGCTCAACATCACTCCTTATTGAATTAACAACATGGTCAATGGATAACTGGGGCGAGTATTTGGTTGCTTGTTCTAGCACTGATGGACGAGTCGTTGAGTATCAATTAGGCGTGACCGGCGGCAGTAATTTGGTCACAAACGGGACTTTTGATGCCGACTCTGATTGGACAAAGGGTACAGGATGGGCAATTGCTTCTGGTGTTGCGTCATGGACTGGAACCACTGCGGCTAACTTAGAGCAAACGATTACTGGTTTGACAGACACCAAGACCTATGAAGTCTTGATCACTCTGATCGATCCAGACAACGATGCGGATGCGACTACGATCCCTAGCGCAAAGATCAAGGTGACCGGCTCTACATCAACCACAGAGCTAATGGACAAGACGCTGACTGTCGGAGCCAACGTGTTCCGGTTCGTTACTGACGATACATCTGTGGATATTGATATCTACCCATCGTCTGACTCTGAGCCTAACTTTGACGTTGACGCTGTGAGCATCTTATTGGTTCCTGCGGCAGAGGTCATTGCTAACGCGCCAGTGAATAATGTAGGCGTGATCGTGACAAACGAGCGTTATCTCGTGTGCCTGGGTGCTGGCGGTAACAAGCGCAAGGTCCAATGGTCTACGCAGGAAGACAACACAGTCTGGACACCTGCGGCTACGAATACTGCTGGTGACCTAGAGTTAGAAACCTCTGGACGTATCCGGTGCGCTCGCAAGGTAGGCAACGACATTCTAATCTGGACAGACACAGACGTACACTTGATGCGTTACGTTGGACCTCCATTCGTTTATGGCATTGAGCGTGTCGCGACTGGTGCTGGTATTGTTGGCCCTAACGCTGTCGCTGTGGCAGGTAACACTGCGATCTGGCTGAGCGAATCAGGGTTCTGGACCTACGATGGTTCTGTAAGGCCGCTTCAGTGTGACGCATTGTTAGAGGTCACAGATAGTATGAATCGCCAACAGCAGGCTAAGACCTTTGGCGGCCACAACTCTGAGTTTGGTGAGTTCTGGTTCTTCTATCCATCAACCGACACGCCAGAAGATACCGGCGAGAACGACAAGTACATCGCGTACAACTATCGTCTAAGCCACTGGATGATCGGGTCACTCAGCAGAACTGCATGGGAGGACCAAGGGACATACAACAATCCATTCGGTGTTGGTGCTGATAGATACATCTACGAGCATGAGAACGGTTGGACTAATGATGGCACGACTCGTGTCGGTACAGTCTACGCTCAGTCTGGACCAGTAGAGATCGGGCAAGGTGATCGCTTTGCAGTGGTCAACAGGATCATCGCAGACGAGTACGCACAGTTACCTTCGGTGAAGGCGACTATCACCGCACAAAAGACACCACAGGACACTGGATCATCCTATGAATACACATTCGATCAGGTTGATGGCTATGTGGACACCAGGATCAATGCTCGACAGCTACAGGTTAAACTAGAGGCTGTTGAGGACGATGGATTTAAGTTTGGCACACTCCGCATGGACGTAAGACAAGGTAGTCGCCGGTAGTGAGTGTAGAGGCCGAGCTAGATCGGTGCAGGCCGTGGATTGAGGCGGCACTAGAGTACGCAGGCGGGACGCACATCTATGAGGATATCGTCCAGTCTGTGATGGAAGGCAAGATGCAATTGTGGGCAGGAGAAAAGGGATGCGCTGTTACAGAAATCATCCAATACCCACGCAAAAAGGTCATCCATGTGTTTCTAGCGGGTGGAGATATGAGTCAAATCATTGATTTTGAGGCATCTGCGCTAGAATTTGGTAGAATGAACGGGTGTACAACAATGACGCTTGCAGGGCGCAAGGGTTGGACAAAAGTTTTAGGCAACCACGGTTGGAAAGAATCGTTCGTTGTCATGAGCAAGGAGACTTCTTAAATGAGCGGCGGTAAAGGCGGAAGCCAGTCAGCACAGGTTCAAATTCCACAGTGGGCGGAAGACGCGGCAAGACAAAACATCGCTCGCGCTCAGGCCGTTCAGAACATGCCGTATGCGCCGATTATGGGGCCGACTATGGCAGGGTTCACATCTGGACAAAAAGCCGGTATGGAGTCTCAGGCGGCACTTGCACAGCGCATGGGCATCATCCCACAAAGCTACGATGTTGCATCTGGTTACATGCCAGGTGAGATCGATGTGGGCAATGGTCTGACAGCATACGCAAGCTATCCTGGAGCCAAAGAGCGAGTCCTTGCCGCCTTTGAAGAGAATCCAGCACTGCAACGCTCGTATGAATCTCTGTACGCAAACGCTCCAACGTACCAAGAAATCAGAACTGCTGACTTAATGAGTCAATTACCAAGCAACACACTTGATGCATTGATGGCCTCTCAAGGCGGCGATGGCGATAACACACCTTCAGGCGGTGGGTTCACCGTGGGAGATATACAAGGTTTCGCGCAAAATGATCTAGGCGCTTTGGCGTTCTTACCAGGAAGTATTCTCGCGCAAAAAATAGCTCAAGATTACGTCAATAAGCAAGCAAAAGACCCAACTAGCGACTATTACAATATTAACCAAGGCATTGATGGTAATACTTACACTACAAGCACAGGCGAAGAGCGTGATATTTCAGGCTTGAGCGCAGAAGCAAGATCAGGTTTATCGAAAACATCTTTCGATAGCGCTTATGGGTTTGGAGATTAGTAATGGCAGTTTTAATCGGATCACAACCAGGTGCTACTTTCGCATTACCTCAGCGTGATACATTGAATTACGGCGCTCCTGCTCCAGTAGCTATCGGCCCTACACCAACAGATATTGCTATGAGCAGTGGGGTTACGCAGGGTACTACTATTGATACCCCTTATATTCCTACAGCAAATGACATTGGGTTGTACTTAAATGCGCGTCCAGATATCACTGATCAAGAAATCAGAGATGCTTTAGCGCAATATAACATCAGCCCTGAATTGGTTGCACAGGCGTCACAAGATGCTCAATCAAGAATCGCATCTGCATCTGCACCTGTAGAGGACACGGCAGTGAGTGACCAATACTCTGCCGGAGGAAGACCTGCTCCTACAGCGGCTACAGAGCCAAAAAGCCTGTTCGATACTTCACTAGACTACATGAAGCGTAGCGCTGAAGGCACTGAGACGTTAGCTAGTTACACTCCAGAGACAGTTACAGCAGGAACACTACCTGGTGTAGATATCTCTCAATACATGGACCCATACACTCAACAGGTCATTGATACATCACTAGCAGATCTTGAGCGTCAGCGTTTAATCCAACAGCAAGGTATCGGCGCACAGGCGCAGGCGGCAGGTGCGTTCGGCGGATCTCGCATGGGCATCCAAGAGGCAATGACCAATGAGGCGTTTGCTCGTCAAGCAGGTACATTGGCGGCAGGACTACGTTCAGCAGGATTTACTCAGGCGCAAAACCTCGCGCAAACAGATTTGGCTCGTCAGCTACAGGCTGATCAGTTAAATCAAGCGGCAGGACTTTCTGGCGCTCAGTTCCAACTCGGTGCTTACAACCAACTTGGTGGCATGGGTCTAACTGGGTACAACCTAGCAAACCAACAGATGAACCAGTTCATGGCGAACGAGGCTATGAAGCAAGGCTTGCAAACTAACCTGTACGGTCAGCAAGTAGGTCAGGCTACAGGATTCTTTGGACAGCCAGTACAAAGCCTACCGTATGTATCAGCGGCACTCGGAGCATCTCCAATGCCACAGACAACAACACAAAGCCGTTCGCCAGGTGCGTTTGATTACCTTACGTTAGGCGCGTACATGTTCCCATACAGGTAAGCGGAGAAGACAATGTTAAGACCACGCGGAATGGGGATCATGGATTTCATCGCTAAGACAGGCGCTGATCTCATCACTCCTCCACAGGCAAGTCCAATAGTTCAAAATCAAAGTTATTTGAGCAGATCAATGGGCCGCCCACAGGTTGATATTTCAGCAACATTGCCAACAAAGATGAACACAGCATACCCATCTGGGATGGTTGCTATGCAGGAAACAACCCCACAAGTTCAGGCAATGATGCGCGGACAAGCTCCAGAGCGCACTGCGACAGTAACACCTCCACAGGTAACAGCGGCTCGCCCACAGATGCTTGAGCCTAACCGCATGATAGGTGAGCGTGGACCTGTTGGATCTGGCGTAATGCAACCAGGTATGGATCGCGAGAAGATGATCGCGGCGGCTAAGGTTGCAGAGGTTGAAGCCAAGAACCCAGAACTCAAAGCAGATCCATCATTCCAAGATCGAGTCAAAGGATTTTTTGGCGACAGAGAGAAGATGCTCGGACTCGCACTGGCGTTCAACTCGATGCGGTTAAATCCAGACACTGGACTTGCTACGATCATTGGCTCTGAACTGAAGGACATCCGGGACACTCGCAGGATACAGGCGACAGCAAATCGTACAGCAGATGCTTTAGAGAAGTTCGATCCTAAGCTCGCGCAAGCAGTTAGAGAAGGAATGGACCCTAAAACTGCTATCGAGATGTATCAATCTCAGAGAAAAGGTGTTGTTGTCGGCAAGAAGATCGTCAACCCATACACATCACAAGTCATTTATGACGGCACTGGTGAAGATGGAGAGCTTCCGGCGGCATATAGAACATTACAGTTGCGCGCTGAAGCGGCAGGACTAAAACCTGGAACCGAACCGTTCAATCAATTTATGATCAATGGCGGTCAACGCTCAGGATTGAGTATTAAGACAAATCCTGACGGCACATTTGAGATCACTGAAGGCGGTGCGACTGCAAGTAAGTTGACTGAAGGTCAGACAAACGCTTTGACATTCGGCGGACGTATGCAGTCATCTGGACAAATCTTGAATCAGGTTGAGTCGCAAGGGACAGACCTTTATCAAAGTTTAGTGCAAAATATTCCAATTGCAGGTAACTATTTATTGAGTCCTGAATATCAGTCGTACTCACAGGCAAAACGCGATTTCATTAACGCTGTGTTGCGTAAGGAGTCAGGTGCGGCAATTGCGGCCAGTGAGTTTGATAACGCTGACAAACAATACTTCCCACAACCTGGGGACAGCGATCAAGTAATATCACAAAAACGTGCTAATCGTGAATTGGCAACTAAATTGATGATGGCTGGCGTTCCTATCAAGGGATTAACAGAAGATCCAAAAGTGATCTTGCAAAATGTAGCTCAAGGTATTCAAAAGCCTGCTGGGGTATCTCAGCAAATCTGGGATGCAATGACTAATGAAGAAAGGCTTGCATTTAAGTAAGGAGCGGAAATGACCCCGACACCACAACAACAGGCCGCTATTGATGCCGCAACAGCAAGGCTTGGCGGATCGGTAACAACTCCAGGTGGGCAAACATTCACTCCTGAACAAATGCGTATCATGGAGCAAGTGCAGGAAAGGGTTAAGGCCAAGTCATATGATGTGGTTAAGACTCTTCCTGATGGCTCTCAAGTTTTGCAGTTCAGTGATGGAACAATGCAAGTTCTCAACCAAGAGGCAGGACTTGCATCGAAAGACCCAGATATCGTCAACGCGGCAATGCGCGGCGAAAGCCCAGTAGAGGCATCAAGGCAGAAACGCGCAGGAGAGATCCTTGCACAGCCTGGAGCGATGCGAGGCGCTAAAGGTGCAACTTTACTCAAGGGTCTTCCTTTTGCTGGATCGTACATGGATGAGTTCATTGGTCAGACACCTCGTGAAGAGGCGCAGATCAGAGGTCTACAATCGGCATTTGAAACACAGCGTCCAGGTGAGGCATTAGCAGGACAGGTTGCTGGCGGAGTTGCTGGTGGCTCGGTATTGGGCTTAGGTTCAACATTCGTTGGCGGGGCGCAGTTAATTGATAAAATCTCTCGCCTACCGAGAGCAGGAAAGTATCTATCGTATCTTGGTCTTGGTGGCGCACTCGGCGGCAGTGAGGCCGCTATCTATGCGACTGGCGAAGACAAAGATCCAACAAAGGCTGGAATGATTGGCGGTGCTATTGGTGGTGCAGTTGCAACAGGTGTCCCCGCAATTGGCTCAACATTAGCCAAAGGGTACGCAAACCTCAAAACATTCTTAGGACGTAAAGACCTAACGAACATTGCATCGACTCTTGGTGTATCAAACGAAACTGCAAAAGTTATTCAGTCTGTTGTACAGCAGGGTGATGCTGATCTCGCTGATATGTTGGCGGCGATTGATCGCGCAGGCGAGCAGGGTATGATCGCTGATGCAGATATCGCTACTCAGGTGTTGCTTGATGCGGCGGCGGCTACAGAAGGTGGAGCGGCGGCCATTGTTCGTTCTGCTGTAGAAGGCAGAGCCAAGCAAGCAGGTCAGCAGTTAGAGACGACTCTTGGTGAAACCATTTCTCCGCGCCCAACTACTGCGGCAGGTGAAGCGGCTGATGTACAAGATATCGCCTCAGAGATTGCGGCTCAGACAAGACCACAAAGACAAGCGGCATACAACAAGGCATACAACACTCCAGTACGTTATGACACAGACGCAGGTAGAGCGATTGAGTCTCTGATCGGACGCATTCCATCTGGAACTTTGCGTAAGGCGATCAGTGAAGCAAACGACACAATGCAAGTAGAGGGTGTTGGCACTAAACAGATTATGGCTGATATCGCTGATGATGGATCAGTAACATTTATCGAAATGCCAAACATGGTACAGCTAGACTATATCAAGCGCTCTCTCGGAAAGATCGGCCAAGAAGTAGACAACCTCGGAAGACCAACATCTGAGGCAGGCCGCGCTCAGTCTCTATATCGTGAGTTAAGCACAGCGCTTGGCATAGCGGTTCCAGCATACAAGGAAGCCGTGAAACTTGGCGGAGATAAGATAGGCCGAGATCAGGCGCTACAGATTGGCGAGAGCGCATTAAAAACAAATGTGACTCCTCGTCAGGTTGCTCGTGATCTTGCAGGTCTTGATGAGGGCCAAAAGTTATACGCTCGTGTTGGACTGCGTGACGCGATTGAGCGCACTATCGATAACGTAAAGGCAACCATTGCATCTCCTGATGTTGATGTGAAAGCACTGCAAAACATTTTGCGTGATCTTTCATCTAAGGCAAATCAGTCTAAGGTGAAGTACATAATCGGTAATGAGAACGCGGCTAAGTTGTTCAGAGAGTTAGAAAAAGCCAATGCGGCGCTCTCTCTACGGGCGGCTGTTGCAGTGAACTCAAAGACAGCGATTAGGCAGTCAATGAAAGAAAGCATTGAGGCTTTAACAGAGCCTGGTGCTTTACAAACTGCAATGCAGGGTGAGCCAATCACAGCAATTCAGCAAGTAGTTAAGGCAACCACTGGCGCTGGCACTGAGTACACAGAAGCTCAGAAGAGCCAGATCATGCGTGAGATTGCTCGTGCAATGACCCAGGCTCGTGGCGAGGCGGCAAAAGATCAGTTGAAAGTGATTTATAATGCTGTGAAAGAGAATCGTGCGACAGCCGAAGAAATGCAGAGGGCGGCAGATTTCTTAGTGAATAGTGTTACATTACCATCTGCAATGTTTGGAACAGCGGCGGCGACTAGGGATCAACAATGATAGACAAACCACAACCAATGGATGAAGGTCAGATCGAAAGCATTGCTCGTGATGCTGTATCTGACGCTATCGACTTCATTGAGTCTGAGATCGCTCAGGATCGTATTAAGGCGCAACGCTACTTTGAAGGCGAGGTAGACCTCGGTGAAGAGGAAGGCCGGAGCAAGATTGTAGCGACTAAGGTGCGTGACACCATTCGCCAGATCAAGCCATCCCTGATGCGTGTGTTCCTATCAAATGAGAGCTATGTCCAGTTCACTCCATCTAAGCCACAGGACGTTGAGGCGGCTGACGTAGCCACTCGGTACGTCCACTCTCAGTTCACTGAGAAGAATGGCTATCGAGTTATCAACGATGTGTTCCACGATGCACTGTTGAAAAAGGCAGGTGTTGTAAAGGTCTACTGGGACGAGGCACAGAAGTCAGATACACACGAGTACACTAACCTGACAGAAGAAGAGTTCATGCTTCTGGCCCAGGATGATGACGTTGATGTCACTCAGCACTCAGTTACTTACGAGGTGCAGATGGACGAGCAAGGAGTGGAGATACAGATTCCATTCCATGACGCAAAGATTGTACGCACAACAACAGAAGGCTCGTTGCGCGTTGAGTCAGTACCTCCAGAAGAGTTCTTTGTAGACCGTAACTCTAAGTCGATTGACGACTTCTATGTGATCGGCCACAGAACAGAGATGCGAGCCGGTGACTTGGTTGCGATGGGTTATGACCCTGACATCGTGTTCAGCCTATCTGGTATCTCTGATCACGACACAATGGCTGAGGCGGAAGACTTTGAACGCCGTGGCTACGATCAAGAGCAAGATGAAGATATCCGCGATCCATCAATGCGTAAGGTTGCTGTCACAGAAGCCTATATGCGTATCGATGTGGATGGCACTGGCGTGGCACAGTTGCACAAGATCACGATGGGCGGTGGGCAGTATCAACTACTCGACTATGAGCCTTGGGATCAAATCCCATTCGCAGTATTTGAGTGTGACCCAGAGCCACATGCGTTCTTTGGGCGCTCAGTTGCTGATCTGATCATTGAAGACCAGGATGCGGCAACGGCTATCTTGCGTGGTGTTCTTGATAACATTGCAATGGTCAACAATCCTCGCCTAGCGATGGTTGAGGGTCAGGTAAACATTGATGATCTACTGAACAACGAGATCGGTGGCATTGTTCGCCTACGCGATCCAAACGCAGTACAGCAACTCAACATCCCATTTGCGGCAGGCCAAGTGCTTGGAGCGATGCAGTATTACGATCAGGTAGTCGAGTCAAAGACTGGTGTCTCAAAGGCATCTGTTGGCCTAGATCCTGATGCGCTGAACAATCAGACAGCGACAGCGGCTCGTCTCACAGCGAGTGCGGCGGCAGGACAGATTGAGGTCATTGCTCGCAACTTAGCAGAGGGCGGTATGTCACGCATGTTCAAGCTCATGCTGAAGCTACTTGCCGAGAACTCTCCAGAAGAACAAATGATGCGTATGACCGGCGGTATGTTTAGACCGATTGATCCGCGCTCATGGAACACAGAGATGTCGATTTCTGTGAATGTAGGCTTGGGTACTGGTAAGGAAGATGAGCGTCTCATGGCGCTTCAGCAGACCTTACAGACACAGTTGCAGTTCTATCAGACAGGCGGTCCAAACAACGGCATCGTCAGTATGACAAACATCCGCAATACTTTGGCCGATATCCTGGCGATCACAGGTATCCGCAACTCTGATCGCTACTACCAGACAATGACTCCTGAGATCGAAGCTCAGTTGATCATGATGCAACAGCAGGCAATGGCTCAGGCGGCACAAGGTCAGCAAGACCAACAGGCGCAAGCACTGGTGCAGGCCGAGACAATCCGAGCGCAGGCTAAGGCTCAGTCAGATCTGGCTAAGATCCAGTTGGATGCTCAGAAGGCTCTGGCACAGGATGACCGCGAGCGCGATAAGATGGATCAAGACCTACTTATCAAGGCCGCTGAGATCATCGGCAAGTACGGCACTGCGGTAGACGTAGAGAACATCAAGAGCATGCAAAAACAGCAACGATTCGCTGATGTGTCTCCGGCTCAAGCAGTCGCTCAAAGTAGGTACTAATGTCGAACATTAAAGATAGGGCTGGAAAGATACGCGATCTCATGCGTGACGAGACATTCAGGGATGTCATGCAAGGGGTCAGAACTGAGCAAGTTGGTGTATTTTTATCCAGTAATGCTACAATCGAAGATATTGAGGAAGCGCATCAAATCGTTGTTGCACTTGATAAAATTGAGGCGTACATGCGTACCGTACTAAATGACGAGGCCGTGTACGACAAGAAAAACACTTAGACTGGAGACACTGGACCGTGGAAACGACAGAATCTAGTAATGGGCCAATGACTGTTGAGTCGGCGGCGGAACTTCTCGTACAGCGGGAAGAAGAGCAACCAGAAGCGACTGAAGAGGTAGCTGAGGCTGAGGAAGGACAACCCGTAGCGGATTCTTTCGATGAGGCCGATGACTCGGATGACGGTGAGGTTGAGGATGTCGATGCCGATGAAGTCAACGAGGTTGATGATGACGCAGAAGACGAGGATGAGTACGAAGACAACGAGGAAGACGTTGAGGAAACGGACCCTGCGCTAGAAGCACATACCGTAAAGGTAGACGGGCAAGAATTGCAGGTAACTCTCGAAGAACTCAAGCGTGGTTACTCAGGTCAGCAGTACGTCCAAAAGGGCATGCAACAGGTTGCTGAGGCGCGTAAAGCGGCGGAGGCACAGTACAGCGCCCTAATGCAAGAAAGACAAAATCTTGCACAGTTGGTAGAACAGGTACAACACGGTGGTATTGCGCCTCCTGTAGAGCCAAATGAGGAAATGTTTAAGGATGACCCCATCGGCTACTTTGAAGCCAAGATGGAGTTTGACGCGCAAGCTAAGAAGTGGAACGCGGTACAGCAAGAGCTAGCCGCCAAAGCAGAACAGCAAACTTACGCTGAGCAACAAGCCAAACAGGCTATGGCTCAACAAGAGGCGCAGATCCTTATGGAGAAGATACCTGAGTTGCGTGACGCTGGTAAGGCAACGCAGTTCAAGAAAGATATCGTACAGGTAGCGACAGAGGTATATGGATACCCAGAGGAGCTACTAGGTAACATCACAAGTCACCGAGACTTATTAGTGTTACGAGACGCGATGATGTATCGGAAACTCATGGGCAACGAGGACAAGGTGAAGGGTAAGGTCAAAAAGGCCAGTCCAGTCATCAAGCCAGGTACTAAGAAAGTTACTACCAACAATGACGTAGCTCGTAAGAAGCGAGCCAAACTGAGAAAGTCAGGTAGCGTTGAAGACGCACTGGCACTGATGTTGAATAACTAACTTGAGGTAATAGACATGGCACAGCCAACCAACACTTTTGACAGCTATGATGCTGTCGGTATCCGCGAGTCGCTAGAGGACCTGATATACGATGTAAGCCCCGAAGACACGCCGTTTTATAGTGCTTGCGCGAAAGTAAAGGCAACTAACACTTTGCACGAGTGGCAAACAGACGCATTACGCGCATCAGCGGCAAACGCTCACGTTGAAGGTGACGACACCACTGCTGAAGCTCGTACAGCGACTTCACGTTTGGGTAACTACACTCAAATCTTCAAGAACGCAGTATCTGTACCTGATACAGACAACGGTCTTGATAAGGCTGGCCGCGCTAAAGAAATGGCGTACCAGACACTGAAGATCGCTAAAGAGCAAAAGCTCGACATCGAGAAGGCATTGTTCGACAACAACGCTCGTGTAGCAGGTAACTCTACTACTGCGCGTGAATTGGCGGGCGCTCCTGCTTGGATGATCACTAACACTGACTTTGTTACTGGCGGCGCGACTGATGGTGCAGATCCTACTGGTGACGGTACTGACGCTCGTACAGATGCAGTTGGCTCGTTAACAGCGTTCAGCCAAGCCAAGTTTGACGGTGTTATGCAGTCAATCTGGGAGCAAGGCGGAAACCCTGATGTTGTTTACTTGTCAGCGTTCCAGATGAACAAGGCACTCGGATTCACTGGTATGAACAACCAGCGTTCAACTATCGGTGCTTCTGTTGGTGGTACTAACGCTGTGATCAACGCAGTTGACGTATACGTTACTCCTTGGGGGACTGTAGAATTTATCCCTACTCGTGAGAACCGTTCACGCGATGTGTTCATCATGCAAAACGACATGTGGTCTGTTGGCGTTCTACGTCCAACTAAGAACACTGCGTTGAGCAAGACAGGTGACTCAGAGCGCCGCCAGGTGGTTACTGAACTGACTCTTATTTGTAAAAATGAGAAGGCCTCAGGCATCATCGCTGACAACACAACTTCTTAATGAAGTGACCAAGGAAGGGGCTACGGCCCCTTTCTGCTTTGGGGGATAGGAAATGGCTAAATACAAAGTAGTTGTTGGAACACTGTTCATGGCAGGTCAGAAGTACCGCCGAGGCGACATCGTAGAGTGCGCCAACCCACAAGATTTCGGAACCCGACTAGAAGTAGTCGCGGAGCCAAAGGTAGAAGAGAAGCCAAAACCTGCTCGTAAGCCACGAGCTAAGAAGGCGGCAGAATGAAGTTAGGTGAGAAGGTTCTGTATGACCACACTGAAGATAAGGTAGTGGTCCAGAAGACTCATGACGTAAACCCTGAGATGCATCGCGCACAGATGTTGCGTGAGGCTGGTGCAGGCCAAAAGGGCGAGCATCGGCTCGTTGGAACAATTCCACTGAACCTTATTGCAGAATGGTGCAAAGAGGCCGGAGTAAGGTGGAATGACATACAAGCTCGGCAGGAAGTTGTGAAGCGCAAGATCCTGTCAGGGGACTTTGACAAGTTCAGAGTGTGGAAGGGAACGTATTGAGGTGGACAGACGTACTGCGGCTTCTGCTCATAAGCGGATCGATGATCTGGAGAAACAACTCGTGAAACATGAGGCAGTGTCTACAGAGCGTTGGACAGAAACAATTTTACGAATCAAAAGGATTGAGGCGATCATGATCGGGACAGCGGGTGCTACCATCATGCTCCTGATCACCCTGTTAACCAAAACGGGATAGAGAGCCATGATATTTGAGGCAATAGCCGCCATAAAAATTGCGAACGAAGCTGTGTCCGCAATAAAAGAGTTTGCAGGCCACGTTTCTTCTGTAGGAGAAATGGGTAAGGATTTAACAAAATTGGCTGATGCCAAGGACGATATCGAGAAAGCGGCCAAGGATGGCGATATGGAAGCGTTCTGGGCGTTAGAAGATATCAAGCGGCATGAGGCTGAGGTGAAGCAACAGTTCATCTACGCGGGCCGGGCTGGCCTTTGGGATGATTACTGTAAGTTCATAGCCAACCGCAAGCAATTGCGTGAGAACGAGCGTAAACGTGCGGAAGCTAAGAAATTGGCTCGAAAGAAAGCCATACAGAATGGATTTTTGTATGTGGCTGTTGGCATTGCTGTTCTCGGTATTGTGGGTGGGGCCGTGGCCTTACTACTGTGGCTTATTAGCCTTAAAGGTACTTAGAGATGGCTATTGAGTATCGAGGCGAACGATTCGCCGGTTACAACAAACCTAAGAGGACACCAAATCATCCTCGTAAGTCGCATGCTGTTCTGGCAAAAGAAGGCGACACAATCAAGCTTATTCGTTTCGGTCAGCAAGGAGTCAGCGGTGCGGGCAAGAAGCCGAAGACCGAGAAGGAGAAGGCGCGGCGTAGATCATACTATGCTCGCCATAACGCGCAGGGAAAACCCACAAGCAAGCTCTCTGCAAAATACTGGTCACACAAGGTTAAATGGTGAAGAACATGGCAATGTACGGCAAAAAGACAGCAAAGAAGGGCATGAAGAAGATGGCTAAGAAGGAGTTCACTCCATGTAGCCGGTGTCCTAACCCAGCATCATGCAAGCGGGCAGGAATGTGCCTGGCTAAGGCGATTGGCTAATGGCTAAGTCAGGACTGTACGCAAACATTCATGCAAAGCGGAAGCGCATTGCAGAAGGCTCGAAAGAGAAGATGCGGAAGCCTGGTTCTAAGGGTGCGCCTACAGACGCGGCATTCGCTAAGGCCAAGAAGACGGCTAAGAAAAAGCCAAAGAAAAGGACATAACGGGCATGACAAAAGAGATGTTGGAGAAATATGATGCGAACGGCAACGGCGTTCTCGATCCGGATGAGCTTGCTCTTATTGAACTTGAGGATCGCCGCCGTAAGATGGAGGATGAAGACGCTCAGCGCGATTCGATCCGCAAGATGGCGTGGTTCGCGCTGTTTGGCTTACTGCTGTATCCCTTTGGTATTTTTCTATGTGATGTTTTCGGACTTGCTACAGCGGCGGGTTTGATCGCTGACATTGCTCCGACTTACTTTGCATCGATAGCGGTCTTGGTATCTGCGTTCTTTGGGGCAAGCGCAATAACCAAGAAGAAGGCCGAGTAACGTGAAGACCTGTCTGTATAGCTACACAAGAGGGCTGTACGAGACTGAGTGCGGAGGCAAGACTGTCACCAGGCCAACCACTAAATGCGACAGGTGTGGAAGAAAACCAGAGGAGGTGGCTTATGCCGCTGATCAACGGGTACAGCCAGAAGTCGATAAGCAAGAACATCAAAACGCTGATCGGTGAAGGTAAGAGCCAAAAGCAAGCTGTAGCTATCGCTCAGTCAGTTGCGAAGAAGGCTAAGTCAAGGAGGCGTAGTCGTGCTTAATTTATTACTCGGTCCAGCGATGGAGCTAGGCAAAGAGTTCATCAAGGGCAAGGCTGACGAGAAGAAGGCCATCCAAGAGCGCAAGATCCAAGCGATCCAGAATGACGCTGACTGGGAAGCCAAGATGGCTGACGCTACAAAGGACTCCTGGAAGGATGAATTTTTCTCCATCATTTTAGCAATGCCACTAATCGCTGTTGCGTACAGCGTAGCGATGGACAGCCCACAAGTAATTGAGCGTCTCGACATGGCGTTCGATACTCTGAACACTCTCCCGGAATGGTATCAATACCTACTCTTCATCGCTGTGACGAGTTCATTTGGCGTGAAGGGTGCTGACAAGTTAATGAAAATGCGAGGAAAGAAATGATCGAGAACTACCAGCAGTGCCTAGAGATGTTACTGCACCATGAAGGTGGATTCGTAAACCATCCTGCTGATCCAGGCGGGATGACCAATCTCGGAGTGACCAAGAAGGTCTACGAGGAGTACCTGGGCCGCGAGGTCACAGAGGACGAGATGAGAGCATTGACGCCAGAGGATGTCGCGCCACTGTACAAGCGTAACTATTGGGACAGGGTGAAGGGTGATGATCTGCCGTCTGGTCTTGATTGGGCTGTTTTTGATTGGGCTGTTAATAGTGGGACTGGCAGGAGTGCAAAAGCTCTCCAAACGTGTATCGGAGCTACAGCCGATGGAGCGATTGGTCCTAACACACTGAAGACACTTGCTGAGTGCGATCCTAAAGAGATCGTGATGCAGATGTTTGAGGCGCGTCAGGCGTTCTACGAAAGCCTGTCTACGTTCGACACGTTCGGCAAAGGATGGAGTCGCAGAAATCAAGAGACACTCGATCAAGCGATCACAATGATAGACAACAATTAGTGTTGCACTAGTTAACAAAATATGTTTCAATGCTCCTGTTGTTTACCAATAGGAGCTTGAAATGAAAAATCAAACAACACTCATGGCCCGCATCTGGGCTGACCTTTCTGCGATCAATGTCAACGAGCATGTTCAGAAGAAGGTCAATCTATCCTACCTCTCATGGACTTGGGCGTGGTCAACTCTGATGTCCAAGTATCCAGAGTCATACTACGTCTTTGAGGATCACGCAGAGAATGACGGCTCTGTGATGGTTGAGTGCGTCCTGACTATTCACGAGGGTGAAGAGGTTGCCACTCGCACGATGTGGTTGCCTGTCATGGATCACAAGAACAAGGCGATCATCAATCCAAACTCACGCGATATCTCAGACACTCGCATGCGCTGTCTTGTGAAGTGCTTGGCTATGTTTGGTCTTGGGTTCTACATCTACGCAGGTGAGGACATCCCACAGGCCGAGGCAGAGGCTCTCACACAACCTATCGACAAGGACCAGGCTCAACGTCTTAATGAGATGTTGGACTATTCCGGCACTGACGTTGCTAAGTTTCTAGCGCACTACAAGATCAGTTCTGTGTCAGAACTTCCAAAGTCGCATTACGAGCAGGCGTATAACGCGCTAGCGCAAAAGATCGCAAATATGGAAGCCCAGACTGCACAGGCTGACGAGGAGTTGTCAGATGTCGATCTGTAAGTGGTGTGGTGAAAAGGCTGTCGTCATCGACAGCTTTGGCATCCAGTGCGCCGCGTGTTGGCTCAAAGGAGTAGGAAATGGGAAAAGGAAGCAAACCGCGTCCGATACCAGACAAGGAAAAATTCCAGCAAAACTGGGACAACATCTTCAAGAGGGACAAAAGTGATGAGAGTGCTGAATCACGAGCAAGGCACACAGGAGTGGCTGACAAGCCGCCTAGGCTGTCCTAGTGGGTCAGGGTTCGATAAGTTAATTACGTCTACTGGCAAGTCTTCTACGCAGTCTGAGGGCTATATTAACCAGTTGATCGCTGAGTTGATTACAGGAAAGCCGACAGAGTTCAAGGTAACTGAGGCTATGGAGCGCGGCACTGAGCTAGAGCCAATGGCTCGTGACTTCTACGAGTTAGCCAGTGGTCACCAGGTTCAGGAGGTTGGTTTCTGCCTTCATGATGTGCTGAGATGCGGAGTGTCACCGGACGGCCTAGTTAGAGAGGATGGTGGCCTAGAGATCAAGTGTCCTGCTCCGCATAATCATGTGGCTTATCTGAGAGAGGGTAAGTTGCCTACCAAATACAAACAGCAGGTGATGGGTTGTTTGTGGGTGACAGGTAGAGACTGGTGGGACTTTGTGTCCTATCACGAGTCGATGCCTGCGCTGATTGTCCGAGTCCATCGTGATGAGGACTACATCAATGCATTGGCGACTGAGGTTGCTAAGGCAGTTGATACCATCGAAATTGAAGTTAATCGATTAAAGGAAATGTAATGGAACAAAAATACGATAATTCCAACCGTGGCGCTCTGTGGAGCAACAAAGACAAGAAGCGTCCAGAGAAGCGTGATCCTGATTTTCAGGGGTATGTGAATGCGTGTTGCCCACACTGCAAGCAGGACAACGAGTTTCAGTTAAGTGCCTGGAAGAACGAGCGCACAAGTGAGCGTCAGCCGGTGTTGAGCTTGTCAGTGCGTGAGGGGATTAAGGATCAAGCGCCACAGCAGGCAAGTCAGCCGACATCGGCTCCAACGCCTGTTGCGGATGTGAATGACGAGATACCGTTTTAGGCCGAAAAAAGACCCGCGCGGAGCGGGTCAAAAGTCATAGAGGGAATGCATCAAATGTCCGATGCCATTACAGAATAGCACAAGGGGAGCCAATGAAACGAATACACGCAGGACGATGCATTGAAAAAGCTCAGAGGCTGTTTGGGGTTTCTAACCTCAAATTGGCTTCTGACATGAATGTTTTTCATCAGCAGATCACACGCTGGAGGAAGTCTCCAGACATGAAGATCAGCAAGCTACAAGACTTTGCTGAGTATTTCAGCATGGATTTTTATGAGTTCTTAAAACTAGGAGAGGACGATGAGTAAAGCACGATGGTCAAACGCAGAGTTGCTCACGCTGGGTGACCTGTATCGAGAAGGCAAGAGCTACAACGAGATCGCTGTAAAGCTCAAAAGAACCAAGCGGGCAGTGGCCTACGCTGTCAATGCTTACCGTGATGTGATCAACATTGATTATCGTCAGAAGGGTTCTGGGCGCAAGGCAGAGACTTTGTACGCGCCGACTCGCGTTGATGAATCGGAGATTGTGACTGTGACGCTAACAGAGCCTAAGAAGCCCTGGTGGAAGATCTGGTGAGTGATTCACTCAAGCAAACAGTAACCTCGGAGCAGGCCGCACTACAGTCGTACCGCGACATCAAACAGATGATGAAGGACCACGGCTACTGTGTGGTCACGATCAGGGCTGGTGGCCGATCATTAGAACAGAACGCGCTCTACCATGTGTGGACGCAGGAGATCGCTGATAAGGTCAACAAGCATAACGGCTCTGACTTCAGTAAGGGTGAGATACACACTAAACTGAAGGCGATGTTCTTGGGCTATACCGAGCCTAAGCAGATCGGCAGTACAACAATACCGCCACAGTTGAAAAGCACCACTAAGCTAACGAAGGGCGAGATGTTTTTCTTCATGGAACAGGTGGAACACTGGGCTATCGATTCAGGGATCGCCTTATCGCACCCAGAAGACAACGAGTATTACCGGACCAAACGCAAGCATGAAACCGGCGAACAGACGGTGTAAGCAATGCCGGAAGAAGGTTCCTGCTGACTCAGCCTTTGTGAGCCAGTTGCGAGCCTTCTGCTCTTTTGAGTGCCTATCACAGTTCACCAAATCTGAATGCGGTGCAAAGGCGATCACAAAGAACCGCATGGCAGAAACCCGCGAACGCAAGAAGAAACTCCTTACTCGGTCCGACTACCTCAAGCTAGCCCAAGCGGCCTTCAACGCATACATCCGATTCCGAGATCGAGACGATGCATGTATCTCCTGTGGCAATTTTATCTTGGCAGATCAACCAGGCGGAGGATGGGACTGTGGTCACTACCGCTCCACTGGATCAGCACAGCATCTGAGAGTTGGAGGTCTGAGAGCTTGCCTGAACGCGCACAAGCAATGTGTGAAGTGCAACCGATACCTCAGCGGCAACGTGGCAGAGTATCGCAGGGGACTGATCAGGAAGATCGGCCAAGAACTGGTAGACATGATCGAGGCTGATCAAGAGACAAGGAATTACAGTTCTACTGACCTACAGCGCATCACCGAGATCTACCGCAAGCGCAAAAGAATCCATGAAAAGATCATGAAGAAAAATCAATGACAATTAACTTCTTTATTGTCCGATAAAAAAAGTAACAAAAAGTGTTGACATCATAAACACTATATGAGACTATAACTGTGTCGAATGAAATGTAATTTAAATTTAAGGAGTTCCGACATGATCACAAACAAATGCCCAAACAATGTCAGCGTTAAGTTCCACAATCAGGTTGTGGAAATTGTCACTGAGATGGCTAACGCTCTGATGAATGAGTGGGGTCACGATTTTCCATTGCTTATCAAAACCATTCATAACCGTGGCCGTTCTACGGGCGGTGGTTCTAATAATCATGTGTGCATCTCTGATGCTTATGCTGTCCAGCCACGCAAGCGAGTCTACGAACTTGAAGAGTATGCGAGCATTGCCAATAAGCCAGTGATCGGAACGATCAAGGGTGATCAGGAGACTGTACTCAAGGCGTTGTGCGCTCACGAGGTTGCTCACTGGTGGCATCATTCGCTACTGCAAAAGCAGTACGGGGAAAAAGGTTGGGGCAAGTACAAGACTGGCTTTGACGCTCCGCATGGTAAGCGGTGGCAGATGATCTACGCTGATCTGCGTACCATGTTTGTCAATCCAGAGACTAGGGGTACAAACCCCTGGTGGCCGGATGAGGATGCGGCATGATCAGAAGGGGCTACGGCCCCTTTTTTAATGCCTAATAAAAATAATTGATAAAAAGTAACAAAAAGTGTTGCAATCTATCCACAGATTGGTATCCTATCTGTGTCGGGTAATTAAATTGAAATTGAGGAGAACACGACATGACAAACACAAACTTCAAAGCTGGAAACACTGTCAACTGGTTAGTATTTGGTCAGGTTGCTTTACGCGGGTTGATTGTTAACCGCATCACTTTAGATCAAAAGTCTGCATGGGTAACTCTCCCAGATTCAGATGAAGAAATGATCGTAAAACTTGAAAACTTGGAGGCGGCGTAAGCCGTCTCTCTGGAGATCATCATGATTACAGATCAAGACATCCTCAACTCAATCAATAACGCAATTATGTCTAAGTTCTGCAAGGAGGCTAAGGTTGGCCGCATTGTCATGAACTCCTGGATTGCGCGTAATCAAGAACTCGCTGAGTATTTTGCCCAGGTTCGCTCTGACGTTATCAAGCAGGTTGCGAATGACCCAGAGTTTCTCAACGATCTTAAAAAGTCACTTGGTATTGCGGAGGCGCAGTCATGAACACAATCAAAATCACATCTGAAACTGCTGACACACTCGCTGACTTCATGAGCGAGTATCAACCACACCTGAAGGACAAGCTCGTTGCTGAGGGTTTCGAGCCTGAAGAGGTGTCTGAGATCCTGAGCGCGTACCTGTCGATACAGGGCAACCTGATCGGCATGCTTGGCGAGAAGTCAGGCACATCGTTCTCAGTCGAGATACGGTAATGTCCTACGATCCTTATAAGGCACTTGAGGCGTACATCGAAAGGGGGTATTTCGATGACGCTTTGAGGATGGTCAACGAGATCGATGATGAGATTCTGAAAAGATTACGCTTCCTCGGTATATCTGAGGTAGAACGCTACACGCTGATGTCGAGGCGTACAGCGGCTGAGAAGCTACGCAACATCATCAAAACAAAGATCGAGGAGAGCAAAGTCAGGAAGCGCCGCGAGCAGGAGCAAAGAGAGCGAAAGCGCTCAGAGCGCATTGCTAAAAAACGATTGACTGCATCTGCTGAGACTGAGTACCACATCGATCCAGAAATCCTGGCAATGGCCGAGGCAAACGAATACAACCAAGAGGAAATGTATCAATGAGTCAATATAGTCAAATCCTAACTCACTTGAAAAAGCATGGGTCAATCGATCCAATGAAGGCACTGCACCGCTACGGCTGTTACCGTTTAGCGGCTCGCATTCAAGAGATGCGACAGCGTGGTCAGCACATTGAAACCGTGATGATCAAGTTTGGTGAAGGCAGGCAACACGCTGAATATCGGTGGCGTGGTGAAAAAAGTTTGACAGATAAATCAAACGGGGAGTAAAGTTTAAAACAGTGCCGGACGGGGTTTGCGAAGCCCCTAGCGAACCGGACTGAGACAAAGGTAAAGTACCCGTGACCGCACTCCGGCACTGGTTCAAATTGTGACTAAAGCGTTCTTTTTAGTCAACATCTTTCCTAAAATCAGTCCGATTTTCTACCGTCAAAACAGTCGCATGGTGCTGTAGCACATTGAAGCCAGATATGACTCCAACCTTTGAGGGCGGGGACAAACAGCGTTAGAGGTGATGTGCCGACTGGCATGAATAGCGTACGCAAGTCGGGGATACGGTTGAGCTACCGCCAGAGATACCCACTGGGAAAGCACTGCTGATTACTGTGAGTCATTGGACGAGAAAGAAAGCATTAGAGTCTGGGGATATCACCCTACGCCCTCTAAATGACAACTACGGGCTGAAGAAATGTTGATACAACTAAGTCGAGAAGACGTACACAAATGCACGATGCTTGGGATGGACACGGTCAAAGTGTGTGAAATGCAGGGATTTCCCCCCAGGCTTGAGAACAAAGGTCAATCTCGTGAAGAAGCAAATATTTTCGGCTTCAAGGCTGAATTTGCTGTCGCTAGGCTTTTCGATTTAGAGCCAACAGGACTCAGCATTACATCCGACTACGGCGTTGATCTTTGGATTCAAGATTTCCCGATTGACGTTAAGTTTACAAACAAAATCGATGGCCCTTTGATTTTTGACAGCATGGATAAGTTCAAGTCTCAGATCGCTATATTGGTGAGCAGAACTGCTGATGATACAGTCATGAATATTTGTGGATGGATTGGCAAACCGATGTTTGAAAAACATCATAGAGTCCATAACTTTGGTTGGGGTGATAGGTTAGTGATTGATCAAGATCATTCTGCATTCTTGCCAATAGAAAGATTGTGGTGGCACATACAAACAAGAAAATTTGAGCCAAAGAAAAAGGAAATAAAAAATGAATCTTAGACCACACCAGGAGCTAGCCATTCAGATGCTCAGAGCAAGTCTGGCGTCAGGAAAGAAAAGACCACTACTCGCGGCTCCATGTTCATTCGGCAAGACAATCACAGCGGCGGCTATGCTCAAGTCAGCACTCGAAAAGGGTAAGCGTGGAATCTTCATCTGCGATCGCATCAAGCTCGTTCAGCAGAGCCTGGAGGCATTTGATCAGCATGGTTTACCTTTCGGTGTCATGCAAGGCAATCACGAGTTGGCAAATCCAAACGCGCCAATCCAGATCGCATCGATACAGACCTTGGCTCGCAGGAAGAACATGGTTGACTTTGATTTTGCGATTGTGGACGAGGCTCACACACTGTACGAGTACCAGAAAAAGATGATGGAGGCGTATGACAACGTACCGTTCATCGGTCTGTCGGCCACTCCATTCAGCAAGGGACTGGGTAAGTATTACGATGACCTGATCGTCCCAGCGACAGCGGAAGATCTGCTGGCTGAAGGGTATCTGTGTCCTGTTGACTACTACGGCGGCAAACAAGTTGCACTAGAGGGAGTCAAGACGAGACAGCTATCAACCGGCGGGACTGACTACGATCCTGATTCTCTGGCAAGGGCCGTTGAAGAAGACAAGACGCTCACTGGTGATATCGTGAAGAACTGGATGAAGCATGGCGCAGGCCGACAAACAATCGCGTTCTCTCCATCGATCAAGCACTCCAAGTTCCTGGTAGAACAGTTTAGAGCGGCAGGCATCAGCGCAGAACACATTGATGGATACATGGATGACGAGATCCGCCAAGAGATCTACGAGGCGCATGACGCAGGAGAGTTCTTGATCTTGTCATGTTCTCGACTACTGAACGTGGGCTATGACGCGCCCCAGGTTAGCTGTCTGATCGACTGCTTCCCGACTCGATCTTACATCGCATACGTCCAGAGAGCGGGCAGAATCATGCGTACATCACCCGGTAAGGAGAACGCTGTTTATCTCGATCATGCTGGTAACGTGAAGCGATTCGGTTTTGCTGAGTCGATCATCCCAGACGATCTAGACAACGGCGAGAAAAGATTCCAAGAGAAACAACAAGTTAAGGAAAAAAAGGAGGCCAAGGTCAAAGACTGCCCACAGTGCTACCGACAGATGGTAGGTGTTCGCTGTTCTTGTGGGTACGAGATCCCAATGACAAAGCAGATCCAAACAGATGAGAGTGAGTTGGAGCGGCTGACCAAGCAGGCGAACAAGGTCTACACACCACAACGTAAGTCGGAGTTCTACGGTGAACTGCTGTACTACGCCAACACTCGTGGTTACAGCCGTGGATGGGCGGCACATAAGTATCGGGCCAAGTTTGGTGTATGGCCTAACAAGGTGACACCTGTCGATGTGTACGGCATGTCGGACGAGGTGAGTCGATTCATTAAGAGCCAGAACATAAGAAGCGCATACGCAAGGATGAAGAATGACAGTAGAAACAATCCTCAACAAATTCAACAAGGTACGCAACTCAGGGCAGGATAAGTGGAGGGTCCAGTGTCCAGTTCACAATGGCAAAGATTTCAACATGAGCATCAAGGAGTGCCAGGACGGCACAGTGTTGGCGCACTGCTTTGTGTGCGGAGCGGATGGACCAAAGCTCGTTGAGGCTCTCGGTCTGCCACTGTCCGAGATATTTCCGCCAGACAGTCAGTACATACGCCCGGTGTTCAGCAAGAAGATGCAACAGGAAGCCCTAGAAGACGAGATCGTTCTGAGCATAGCCGGTGAGACGAGAAAGCTCACATTAGAGGATAAGAGGCGCATACGACTGGCTAAGGCTCGACTTGAAGGCATCGAGCAAATAAAAAATGCATCATAAGTAACAAAAAGTGTTGCATTCTTCTGTGGCTTTGTTATTATTTGGTTGTCGGGAATTGAAATGAAATTAAGGAGAACGACATGAACAACAAAGCAAAAATCAAGAAAGCAGAATATATGGAATACATCAACGAAATTACTCGCAGAATTTGTCATGGCAAGTGTTTTGAGGTTGTAGCCGATCTTCCTGTTGGTACTGTGATTATGCATTTCCCTAACAAAGCAAAAATGCTTGATTTTTTGGATGGCATGTACGGCATCTACGGTGACAAGATTACATGGGAGGCCGCGTAAGCGGCCCTAGGGGGAATCATGCCAGAAGCATTCGTTTTAGTTTTCGGCCTCTCTATTGCATTCGTAATAGCAGGGGTCATTGGTATTGTCGGTGATTACCTAGTTAACAAGTGGGGTGGCGAATGAAACATTTTGATGTAAACACTCTTCTCGTTGAAGACAATGAAGAGTATGAGATCACACTGCGTGGGATGGACATCAAGCGCATAGTGCAATTGATCAGCGACAACGCACAGTCGCAGGGTGGGTTTATCCATAGGTCAGCCGTTCGTAGTAAGCATGAGCCATTCCACTCAATCGTGCAGACAGATGGTGACACTGAGGACATGATCCACAACGAGGTCATTCTCAGGGCTTTGCAGGATGCAGAGGAGGAAGATATTCCTGATGAGTCGTTCACTGGATGGAGCAATCGCCAAATCTATAAGCCAGAAAAACGGTGCGGGGGAGCATTCTGATGAGCCTTGCAAACTATCCAACATGTCCTCACTGTGGTCTGCGCGTTCTACCAGACCATTTAGAGAAAGGCGATGAGGTCTGCATACACTGTGGACCGACTCGTGATCTAGACACATATGGCGAGTTAGAAAAAGAACGCTACAACAATTGGAAGGCCGAGAATGAACAACAAGGCAATGAATGAGCCAACAGTGGACGATGTGATGAGCTACTGGAGCAAGTGCGGCTCGATCAAGGACACCGCACAACACTTCAAAAAGACCTACAAGTCAGTCGAGATCATGGTTGCACGTTACAAGCATAACTATGAGCGTAGCTTCAACTTTCCGCACATCATCCACGCCAAGAGGTTCGGCGCGTGAGTGTCACAAATTTCGTTTGCGAGCCATGCTCTAGAGGTGAAATCGCTAAATTCATCGAAGCTAACCATTACTCGAAATCGATAAACGGCTGTATCAGTGACTACTGTTTCAGACTGATGGATGAAGAAAAAATGATCGGTGCGGCGTTTTTTGGGCGAATGGCAATGGCTAATCAATGGAAGCCGTACGCAGACGCTGAACACAAGGTTACAGAGCTTAGAAGGCTCTGCTGTGTAGATGACACGCCAAAAAACACAGAGTCATTCTTCATTGGGAAAATGCTCAGGTGGTTAAAGGCCAACACTGAGTTGGAGGTTGTCGTCAGCTATTCCGACTTGGAGTATGGGCATGAAGGTGTCATATACAAGGCATCCAATTTCAAATTTGCAGGGTTCAAGAAGGGTGCGAAGGTAATCTGGTACCAGGGTAGGAAGTATCATGACAAGACAATCAGGACAAAATACAAAGGTGAGTTGAAGCCGTTCGCAAAGAGAATCAAGGACGCTCTTGATTGCGGTGATGCTTATTACGCGACAACAAAAGGCAAGAATGCCTATGTGTATAAATTGTGAGGTTTGGTGCGTGAGTACAATTTGGAGAGCAATCCACAGGAAATATGGTTGGGTAGTGCATTTCGCAAACCACAGAGATCTGAACGCATTCCTGTTTGATGTTGGCGCGTCCAGTTACGAGGTAGAAAGTCTCGAATACTCAAAGAAGCAAGACATCATCAAGATGTTAAACGACAGTGCCACGCAAGGGTGGATGAACGGCAGGAATCCAAACAGGAAAATAAAAGATAAGGAGGAAGACACATGAACACCATATGGATGGTAGAAGATCACCTCAAAAAAAACACAATCTACCTTGAGAAGAAGCCACACGTTCGCAGATACATGTTGGAGAACAAGCACCATGATCAGATCGAGGTGACAGAGATCCAATGGAACTACAAGGGCGAGCTAATCAACATAATTAACAGCGCATACTCTCGTGGCGCAGTGGATGGAATCAGGCTAGGTAGTGGTTCATGAGTGGTCAATCTCTGCCCACTGGTGTATAAAGCGCCTATACACACTTTGGACGCTATAGGCACAGAGATGGCAGGTGGAAGACCAACCAAGTACAACGCGACAATCCAGAAGAAGGCAGACGAGTACATCAAGAATCTGCCAGATGATGAAGTCATCCATACCGTAGAAGGACTAGCCGATCACATCAATGTGGCTCGGTCTACAGTCTACAAATGGCGTGATGAGATTGAACAGTTTTCGGACACATTAGAGACAATTCTTAGGAAGCAAGCGAAGACTTTGATCAATCGAGGTCTTACAGGTGAGTTCAACGCACCGATGACCAAGATGCTAATGAACGTCAATCACGGCTACAGAGAGCGCACTGAGCTAGACAATCTGTCGAGCGATGGATCAATGTCACCACAGAAGATCGAGCGCGTGATCATCGAGGCTACTCAATCTTGAGCGGAACACTCCAGTTCAAGACAGCATCAGTATTCAGACCGCTGTTAGAACCTGCCCGATACAAAGGAGCATGGGGAGGCCGAGGTAGCGGCAAGTCACACTTCTTTGCCGAGCTACTGATCGAGGACGCTATCAGGATACCTGGTATGCGAGCGGCATGTATCCGAGAGGTACAGAAGTCTCTCAAGCAGTCATCCAAGCGATTGATCGAGGACAAACTCCAGGCGTACAACTTAGGTGAGAAGGCAGGCTTTAAGGTCTACCGAGAGGTCATCGAGACACCCAATGATGGCGTGATCATCTTCACTGGTATGCAGGACCACACTGCTGACTCTATTAAGTCGCTGGAAGGTTTTGACCGAGCATGGATCGAGGAGGCTCAGTCATTGAGCCATAGATCGCTTGAGTTACTGACACCAACCATGCGTAAGGAAGGTTCGGAGATCTGGGCATCCTGGAACCCCAACCGGCCAACAGATGCGATTGATCAGCTACTGCGCTCGGACAACACTCCAACAGGTGCTGTCGTAGTCAACGCAAACTGGAAGCACAACCCGTGGATCAGTAAGGTACTGATACAGGAGAAGGATGACTGTCTACGCATCACTCCTGATCGGTATCCACATGTATGGGAGGGAGAGTATGCAACTGTCTTGGAAGGCGCGTATTACGCTCGACACCTATCGGAAGCGGCACTTGAGGGTAGAATCGGATTCTTTGGAAAAGATCCTCTTGTCAAACTACATGCCGTGTGGGACATCGGCGGAACCTCCAAAAAGTCGGATGCGACTGCTATCTGGATTGTTCAGTACATTGGTGAAGAGATTCGGCTCATTGATTACTACGAGGCTGTCGGCCAACCGTTTGAGTCGCATGTGAATTGGCTCAGATCGAAAGGCTACGAGGATGCTCTTTGTATCCTGCCGCACGATGGCAGGAAGCACGATATGGTCTACAAGGTCACTCCGGAGGGATTCTTAAATGACGCAGGGTTCACTGTTGAGTCTATCCCTAACCAGGGAGCAGGCGCTGTACTGTCCCGTATCGAGGCGGCCAGGCGTATGTTCCCGTCCTGCCGATTCCACGATGAAAACACCAAGGGCGGCAGAGAAGCTCTCGGTTGGTATCACGAGAAGCGTGACGAGGCTAGAGGGCTTGGACTTGGACCAGAGCATGACTGGGCATCACATGGTGCAGATGCATTCGGCCTTGTTGCAATCTACAGACAAGGCATCGGCCAGACAGATACTTGGGATACGCCGATTCGTAGAAATCTCGCAGGTGTAGCATAACCACTCAATAGTGGTAAAATGTCCAAGTGATCACATACTTAGGACGGCCACATGGCAAAGAACAGCATCCTCGGTTTCGTTGAAGCTATCGGCAGAAAGTTAGCAGATGAGTATCCGAAACCAGCGCCTCCGGTAAAGCAAGTCGATAAGAAGACTGGCAAAGCATTTATGGCGAAAGGCCAGAATGAGTTGACCAAAGAGATCATGGGAGCCAGAGCTAAGATCGATAAAGACATCAAGGCTGGCAACTACGATCCATACTTCCCGCTTGAAGAAAGATTCTATGCCGATCCGACAAAGTATGAGTTCACCGGCAACACCCTGACAGACACGCTTCCAAAGACACAGAAAACCATCGATGCCAAGATCGCTCAGTTCGATACTCCACAAGCAAGAGAATCGTTGATCAGAGCATATGAAAAGTCTGCTGATGATCCATTAGCAAGAGACTGGTATGCAATGGGTCAGATGGAAAAGATGTTCATTGAAGAATTAGGCGAGAAGGAAGGCAGAAAGGCTTTCAAGGAATTATTCGCTGATGCAATGGCCGCAACTACAGGTGGTGCAGATCCTGGGTCTAATTTACTTATGGCTCAATACGGCAACTACCTGCGACAGAAAGGTCTTGATGTGCCTGATGCCGCGTATAAGATGCCAGTCCCAATCGGTGGACGCTTTGTAACCGGCAACATGGCGATGTATGACAAGGTACTGAAGCAGGGTAATCCACTCACTACGGCTGGACAACCGAAACGCCATAACTTCTCTGCAAACTTCCAGGGTGATCGCTCACGGGCAACCATCGATGAACAGATGACTTCAGGAATGACCGGTGGAAAGTTTAATGCTCCGCCACAGGGTGCGTATGGAATCCTAGAAAACATCGTTGCAGATGAGGCGGCAAAGCGCGGACTACAATCTGCGAATATGCAAGATGTTGCGTGGGCAGGTTACAAAGGCATCGAAGGCAAGCCGATGATTCAGTTTGTCAACGAGGCTATTGAAAGAACAGCAAGATTAACTGGACGCACCCCAGATGAGGTTGCACGAGGTATCCCAAGAGGAATGCCATTGTACGATGCAGGCGGAGGATTGATCGCGGCAGGTACGATCTACAAGATGCTATCTAGTGCGGCATCTGATAACGCATCACCAATTCCTGGTGGAATGAGTATGCCGAGCGCACAGGCTGTTAGTGAGGGTGTTAGATCATCACAAAAGCAAGGTGGCGCAGAAACAGCAAACGCGATTTTAGGTGAACTTCTCGGCTTCATGGCTCCAACATCTGCTGGCGGCGGTGTAGACACAATGGAAGGTTACCTGCGGAGCAAGACACGTTAATGGCTAGCACTATCCTCAAAATCATTGATCGCCTGATCAAAGCAGGATACCCAGAAGATACGGCTAAGAAGATCGCTACTGGCGAGTTGCCTATGGATGAGGCTAGCCGTTTAGCAAGGGCAGGAGAGCAGGCAACAGACACAGGCCGTGAGTTGTTCCATTGGACTAACCGTGACTTCAATGAGTTTCAGCCTAGCACTAGTGGTAAGTTTGGGCAGGGCGTTTACTTATCACCGAGGCCATATTACGGCGAAAAATATGTAGAGCGCGGCGATCCAAGACGCATGAGTGTTTTTGGCCCGAGCAACATAGCCAAGCGCGAAGACATCAACAATGTTGAGAAAAGCGTCATTGCGGAGATGAAGGCTCAAGGCGTACCTCCGATGGCGATTGGTGATACGTTCTGGAATATGGTGCAGAGCAAACTCAAAGAAAAAGGTTTTGACGCGCTAGAGTTCGGTGATGAGGTAGTAGTCTTTGACCCTGCGCGAGTCAAAGATGTTAGGGCCGCATTCGATCCAGACAATATCGGCAAGCCAAACATCTTGGGCGGAGCGGCTCCAGTAGCGGCAGGCGGCCTACTTGCGGCATTAGGCTTACCAGAAGACGCTACAGCGGCAGATATCGCTACAGCAGGCATGACCATAGGCGACAAGGAAGAGGCTCGCGCAGAGGTCCAGCAGATGATCTTAGACGCACTCCTTGGATTTATGGCTCCAACACCATTAGGTGATGCTACAATGGACGCATACAACCAGCGGAAGAACCAGTAATGGCAATATCGACTTACAGCGAGTTGAAGACCTCAATCGCTAACTTCCTGAACCGCTCCGATCTCGACTCGGTGATCCCTGATTTCATCTCACTGGCAGAGGCTCAGATCAATCGAGACATCCGCCACTGGGAGATGGAAGAGCGAGCATCAGGACAGCAAGATCCAGGCGATCAGTATATGCAGGTTCCTGCTGACTGGCTCGAAACGATCCGGCTTCACTTAACAGGCTCAGGTACGTCAACACTTGAACTGGCTAGTCTCTCTGCCATTGCAGACAAGCGCCAGGATAATGACGACATCACCGGCAAGCCACGATTCTACGCACATGTACGAGGTGAGTTTGAGTTGTATCCGACACCGGATGACACCTATGACTTTGAACTTCTGTACTACAAAAAGATTCCTGCACTGTCAGATAGCACCACAACCAACTGGCTGTTGGACTACGCTCCTGACGTATACCTTTATGGCAGTTTGATACATTCTGCGCCATACTTGCAGGAAGACGAGAGGTTACAGTTATGGTCACAGTTATATGCGGCGGCTGTAGTCAACCTTAATACTCAATCTGAGCGCGTGAAAAACTCAGGAACGGGCATCAGGCTTAACATCAGAGGACTTGGATAATGTCATTCTCTAACCACTTAGAAACCGAGATTCTGGACCATGTGTTTGGTGGCAACGCCTACACCGCTCCTGGAACTCTTTATCTCGCACTGTTCACATCGAACCCAGACGAGGACGCATCAGGTACTGAGGTATCGACTTCAGGCACTGCGTATGCTCGCCAGACAGTAACATTCACTGTATCGGGTAACACAGCGACAACAGACGCGGCGGTTGAATACTCAACAGCGACAGCGAACTTTGGCACTGTGACTCATGTTGGTGTGATGGACGCATCAACAGCTGGTAACTTGCTTGCTTATGCGGCGCTGACTAGCTCAAAGACAATTGAGACTGGCGATGTGTTCCGCGTACCTGCTGGTGACCTCGACATCACGCTGGACTAATTAGATGCCTAGTAACCGGATCGGTTATGGCTACGGCACATACAGTGATGCTGATTACGGCACTGAAGGTGTAATTCAGACCGGGTCAGCGTCAATATCTGCGTCATGTACCGTTGTTGCGAATGGTGGGATTCGGAAGGATGCATCAGCGTCTGATTCAGTCGCAACATCCGCGATCACTGCATCTGCTACACGCATTAGGGAGTCTGATGCATTAGTTAGCTCCACAGCGGTCACTACCTCATTGGGTGAGGAGTTTATCCTCAAAATTATCAGTGAGTACGACTATGGTGATGGTGCTTACGGCTATGCATCGTATGGCCAGGGTCCACTCGATACTGTATCAACTGGATCTGCATCAAGCACAGGCGCGGCGACTCGTGTCAGGATAGCTTCTGCTACATCGACTGCGAGCGCATCGACTGCATCATCAGGACTCATGGTTTTCGATGGAGTAGCTCAGGCCGATGCAAGCACTACAACAGCGGCAGATTCAGTAGTTACTGCTGGCGGTAGCGCGACTGTAAGTGCTGTCGCACAACTAACGTGTCCAGGGGCGGCTACGTTCGCATCATCTGGATTGGTATCTTCCACAAGCTCGATATCGTCACTGGCGAGAGAGAAATGGGAGAAAATTGCTGTAAACCAAGATACTTGGGTTAAAATAGCGTAAACATTACTCATTAGGATGAAGGTGGCTTAAATGGCTGATACTACAACCACTACTTATGGACTGACTAAACCAGAGGTTGGGGCTAGTACCGACACCTGGGGAACTAAGATCAACAACAACTTGGATTCGTTGGACGATCTTCTGGATGGAACAACTGCGATTTCTCCGAACTTAACCGAAGGCTCTTGGGAGATTGGCGGAACTGCTGTTACATCAACAGCGGCAGAACTGAACAAGCTAGATGGGTTTGGTGATATCGGGTTCCGCGAGATTCCTGCTGTCGGAACTAAGACATCTTCTTACACATTGGCAACAGG